TAGGTGCAGACCTAGGCCGTGGCGCTGGTGTGCTGAGAAACCGTTCAACCTCTGGCGGCATTAGTGGTGGGCTTGGTGCCGCCAGCAGCATGGCCCCCGTGCCGGTGTTCGTGACCAATCTGGGCGCTCTGGGTGGCGGCGGATCGTCAGGTCGTAACGGTGGCATGCGCAGGGGCGGCGGCTTTACACCGCCCACCACCCGTGCGGGCGGCAGCCCTTCAGCGCCGCCGAGCGCATCACGGCCTACGCTTTCCAGCCGTGCGCTTAGCGCCGCGTCAAGAGTGGGTAACGGTTCCGCCGTAGCGGTTGGCCGTTCGCTGCCTGCCGTCAGTACTGTGCTGGCAGCTCAGGGAATCGGCGGGCTGATCGAAGACGCGGTGGAGCGTACCGAAACCGGCGGAAAGATGGGCAACTACGTAGAGCTGGCCAGGGAAACCGCCAAGCAAGCGGTCATGGAGTATGGGCGTAATTCAGTCGATACCTTCCGTGAGACTGGCGAAAGCGTGCTGCGCATCTTCGTGGATCAGGATGGCCGAGTGAAAGATGCCCGCGCTGAACGGGGTCAGGGCGGGCCGGAGATTGATGTGGATCTGGGTAACTGGGGGACGTGGCCGTGAGTTTAGCTTTCGTGCAAATCAGGATGCCTACCCTCTGCAAGCTTCAGCAAGTTGACGCTGGAAGTGCCGCTATCTGCATCGCTACTCACTTGGATCAGCAGCGTTACATCATAGTTGGAGTAGTAGACAGACTCCCAATAAGTGCCGTTAGCACCGTAGTCGCACATGCCGTGATCTTGCATTCCATTGGAGCAATCAAGGAATTCATATTCTCCAGCACTGCCAAGCTCGCTTTGCCCCTTGGCATCGACCCATTCGCTGTAACCGTACTCGTGGTCGTACTCCAAACCCAAGTCACTGGCCAGTTGCCGATAGTCTGCCAGGTTCTCCTGGTTGACCTGAATAGCGGCACCGCTATTGCCTTCAGCGTGAACAACACCCGCCATGAGGCTCAGTGCCAAACCGCCTGCAATAGCGGTGATATGAAGCATGTGTTTGATCATTTTTCTTCTCCCTTGCGTCAACGGAGTGTAGCCCAATGAGCTGGCGTGATCGAATCGGCGATGGTGTTGCCGTGTTTCGCGGCGTCACCCTGTACCTGGAACGCGGCTCCATCAGCCCTGGCCGCCGGGTGCAGGTGCATGAATACCCGCTACGCGATGAGCCCTACGTCGAAGATCTGGGGCGCAAGGCCCGCCCTTGGCAGATTACCGGCTACCTGCTGGGCGAAGATTACGACGTCGAGCGCAACCAGCTGGCGGATGCCCTAGAGCTGCCCGGCGCGTTTGAAATGCGACATAGCTACTACGGCACCCATCGCGTGGTGCTGATCGACGACCCCCGCATTACCGAAACCACCCGCGAAGGCGGCATGGCCCGTGTGAGCTTCACGGTGCTGCGCGCTGACGATGCCCCGCGTTACCCGCTGGCGGTGGCGGATACCCAGCAAGTGGTCGGTGCCGCTGCTGAGTCGTCACGCCTGGCGATTCTTGATGAATTCGTCGCCGCGTACGAGATCGTCGAGCTGGCCGTCGACCGTGTCGAGGCCATTGAAGCCACGATTCTGGGCGCGATCAGCGAGATCGAAGGAATTATCGGTGGTGTCACCGGCACCATCAGCCGCTTGATCCGCACCCCCGCCGAACTGGGCGCGGCGATTCTTTCCAGCATTGGCCAGATCAAGAACTTGTTCGGCGAGCCGGGGCGTGCCCTGGGCGTTTATCGCGCGATGTTTGGCACTGATAACGGCGAGGTGGCCAGCGTGCCGCCGAGCGCACCGGCACCGCAAGCCATCCAGATACGCGCCCAGAATGCCGCCGTGGCCCTGGTGCGCCGGGCGGCAGCGATTGAACTGGCCGCTGCCAGTGCCGAGTGGCGCTACCCCACGCGGGAAGCCGCCAGCGAAACATTGGAAGCGGTGCATCTGGGCATTACCGAGCAGATCAGCGGCAGCGTGCCACCACTACCACAAACCACCCAACGCCTGGTGAGCTTGCGCGCCGCTGCCGTGCAGGATCTCCGCCGTCGCGGTACCGCGCTGCCTTCTCTCAAGTACTACACCCCCGGCGCGCGCCTGCCTGCCTTGGTGCTGGCCCACCGCCTCTACGGCGACGCCCGCCGCGACGGTGACATCATTAGCCGCAACCGCGTGCGCCACCCTGGTGATGTTCCAGCCGATCGGTTGGAGGTGCTGAGTGAGTGAACTTGCGCTAATCGTTGACGGCACCCGCCACCTGGGCTGGAAAGAGATCCAGATACGCCGCAGCTTGGATGCCATGGCAGATTCGTTCGAGCTGGTGCTCTCTGAAAAGTGGGCCGAGCGCGACGGCTCTACCACCGCACCGCGCCGCCTGCGCACCGGGGCACCGGTGGTAGTGGAGATTGACGGCGAACCAGTAATCACTGGCCATATTGACGACGTACTACCCAGCTACGACGCCCGCTCGCACAGCCTGGTCGTCTCGGGTCGCTCCAAAACCGCCGACCTGGTCGATTCATCCAGCACCGCTCAGCCCTGGGCGACCGGCCAAACCGTGCTGCAAGTTGCCCGCCGTGTAGCCGAGCCGTTCGGCATTGAAGTGATAGCAGAGGTCGACGTTGGCGCACCGCTTAGGGCGCTTGAAGTCGAGCCGGGGCAAACCTACGGCGAGGCATTGATACAGATCGCGAGCTATCGCGCCCTGCTATTGGTCGCCGATGAGCAAGGTCGCCTGGTGATCACTCGCCCTCCGCGCGCCACGCTGAAAACCGAGCTTGCTCTGGGCGAAAACATTCGCGTGGCCCGTGGCCGTTTTTCCGACCGCGACCGCTTCGGTGAAGTGATCGTTCAGGGCCAGGGCGCTGCCGATGACACCTGGTTTGGTGCCCCGGCCAGCGGTGCGTCAGGACGCGCGAAAGATGACGGCATCAAACGCCACCGGCCCACGCTGGTGCTCTGCGATACCAGCACCGACTCATCATCGTGCAGCCAGCGTGCCGAGTGGGAAGTGCGCCGCCGATGGGGCCAATCTCGCGGCATTACCTACACCGTGGCTGGCTGGCGGCATCAAGAAGGCCTATGGCGGCCCGGTGACCTGGTGCCGATTCGTGATCAGTGGATGTTCGACGAACCCGTTGAATGGCTGATTACCGAAGTGCAGCTGCTGCTCGATGAGCGCGGCGAACGCGCGGAGATCCGCGTGGCCCCGCAAAGCAGCTACGACATTGAAGCCGCATCAGAACCGGAACGGGAGAGCGACGTATGGTAGGCCGCGAGACAACCAAGCTGCTTTCGCCGCTGTGGCGTCGGCTGCGCCTGTTAATTAGCCGCGCCGTGGTGACCCGTACCGACAGTGCCAAAGGGCTGCAAATTCTCCAGCTCGACCTGCTGCGTGATGAGACCCGCGAGGTAGAGCACATCGAGCCGTATGGCTTCACCGCTCGCCCGCTGCAAGGGGCCGAAGCCATCGCCGCTGCAGTAGGTGGTGCCCGTGGTCACCTGGTCGCGTTGCTGGCCACCGACCGCCGTTATCGCAAGAAAGGGTTAGCTGCAGGTGAAGTCGCGCTCTACACCGATGAAGGCGATGAACTGGTGTTTAACCGTGGCCGCATCGTGCGTTTAAACGCCGGTTCATCGGTCGAGGTTACCGCTCCCAAGGTGACGATCACCGCAACCACTTCAATCACCCTGGACACCCCGGATGTATTCGCCACCGGCAACATCAAGGCCCAGGGCGATATAAGCGACGGCACCGGCAGCATGCAGGGCATGCGCGACACCTACAACAGCCATAAACACGACGAAAACGACAGCGGCGGCCCGACCGAGACGCCTAACCAGGAGATGCGCTGATGGATATCACCCTGGATTGGCTTGACCAGGCGTTGGATGTCGCGCTGATCGACGGCGACCTGGCCACCGACGACGGCCTGCGCACTGCCGTAGCGCTCTCGCTGCTGTGCGATCGGCTCGCCGAGCCAGACGACATCATCCCCGATGGCACAGACAACCGGCGCGGCTGGTGGGCAGATGCCATCGCCGATATTGAGGGCGACAAGTGGGGAAGCCGCCTATGGCTGTTAGGCCGTGAAAAAGAACTGCCGGAAGTTCGCCGCCGCGCCGAGGCCTACGCCCGCGAGGCGCTCGACTGGCTGCTGGAGGATGGCGTAGCGACCGAGATAGACGTCACCGCCGAGACCCTAGGCCGCGACGTGCTCTGGCTAAAAGTGATCATCAAGCGCGGCGATGGCAGCCGCCTCGCCGACCGTTACCAGTACGTGTGGAGTTAATATGCCCTGGCAATCCCCAACACTAACCGAGCTGGCTGAACAGATCCGCGGCGACATGCGCGGGCGGCTCTCCGACGCAAAACCTGCGCTACGCCGCGCCATGCTTCGCGTCATTGCAGATGTAGACGCCGGGGCTGTGCATGGCCTTTACGGCTACCTGTCGTGGCTGGCCAAGCAGCTGATTATCGACACCGCCGAGGCCGAATGGCTGGAACGCTGGGCCAGCATCTGGCGCATCTACCGCCAGGGCGAAGTCGCGGCCACCGGCCCGGTATTGCTTACCGGCAACCCAGAGGGGCAGCTGCTGGCGGGTGAGGAATTCGAGAAAGACGGCATCCGTTACACACTTGATGAAACCGTCACCCTGAACGAAAGCGGCGAAGCCACCGGCGATGTGACCGCTGTTGAAGCGGGTGATGAAGCCAACCTGGCCGCCGGTGAAACACTACGCCTAGTGCGTGCCGTCAGCGGCATCGACGGCGAAGCCACCGTGGGTGATGACGGCCTGACCGGCGGTGCCGAGCGAGAGAGCGACGAACGCCTGCGCGAACGACTCCTGGAGCGCATCCAGCGCCAGCCCCACGGCGGCAATGCCGACGACTACATCATGTGGGTACGCGAAGCCCACCCAGACATCACTCGCGTGTGGGTCTCTCGCCACAAGCCCGACATCGGCGAGGTGACTGTTAGGTTTGTGTGCGATGACCTGGCCGACATCATCCCCACCACCGCCGTGGTTGAGGCAGTAGATGAGTACGTTGACGACGTTCGCCCGGTGACTGCACGCGGATTCTATGCCGTTGCCCCGGAGGCCGAGCCGTTAAACCTGGCCATTCGCCTCACGCCAGACACCGCCGAAGCGCGCACACGCGTGCAAGCCGCGCTGGATGACTTCCTTGGCCAAACCGCAGAGCCAGGCGGCACGCTCTACCGAGAGCAGCTGTCGGGCGTTATCTACGTCGCCGCCGGTGATAGCCGTCATGAGCTGGATAGCCCCTCAGCCGACGTCACCCACGGCGTTAACGACATCCCCGTGCGCGGAGCAATCTCATGGCTCTAACCCGCGACGATTATGCCGATCAGCTCAATGCGCTAACGCCGCCAGGCCGCGCCCTGCCTCGCGAGTCAGACAGCCAATGGCAGCGGCTCACCAAGGCACGAGCGGGGGCTTTTTCCCGTGTGGACGGGCGCGCGGCGTCACTCCATGAGGAAGCCGATCCGCGCACCACCTCGGAGCTATTGCCCGATTGGGAGCGCGTCACCGCCATGCCCGATCCGTGCGTTATTGGCGAGCAAACCGTTAGCGAACGGCAAGACGCAGTGGTGCGCGTGCTCACCGGCACCGGTGGCGCGTCACGACCCTACTTTATTGGCCTCGCAGCCGATCTCGGCTACGACATCGAGGTCGAGGACTACACCGCCCACACCGTCGGCAGTGACGTTAGCGAGCCAATACGCAGCATCGACTGGCGCTGGGCTTGGACCATCCGCGCCGCCGAAGAAACCGTGCGAGCGCTGACCG